TAATTGAGGAATCATACTAATGGTAGATATAAAAATAGTTGCAAGTGGATCATGTGCAGAATGTGGTCACTCTCAAAAAGATCATGAGGGTAATACAATCTGTGATGCAGAAGGTTGCGATTGCACAAACATTGGAAGTTATTAGATAGGGTTATATAACACACTCACTAATACAAAGTATGTTAAAATTAGAGGACATAGCTAACTCTGTATATTTTGAATTTAGAAGAGCCCAATTAGATGCATTGAAAACAGAAAGATTGGGAAGTATTCACGTATCAGATCTAATTAAACCTTGTATGCGTAACGTTATTTATAGTAAGGTTGAACCAAAATCTGGTTCTACAACAGAAGATGTAAAATCATTATATTTTGGTCAATGTGTCCATTCAAATTCACAATTAGCAACTGAGGAAAATCATGAAAAATTCTTAGCATATGATTATGTACGAGATGAACCACTAACACGAGAAGAAGCTTTGAAAATACCTGATGAAGATCCTAGACAATTAGACATAATATACGGAAGTATTGATGATTTATTGAAAATAGGAGGAAAGTGGGTTATCACAGATAAAAAAACCACTGGCTCCATAGATTACTTTAGTAGAGCCACTTCAAAAGCAAGTGATTCTCATAGAGATCAAATAAATAGATATAGAGTTCTACTTAAGAAATGTTATGATATTGACGCAGAGTTTGGTGCTGTTATTTACATTTCAAATACAATTGATAAAGAGAAAAGAGACAAACCAGCAATAATACCATTCAAATTAAGACCTATTGAGGAGACATTGAAGGATATGATAGAAAAATCAGATGTGATTAAAAAATCACTGACCGAAGAATATCTACCAGAAAGAACCAAAAATTATCTATGTGATGGTTTCTGTCCTTATGCAACAAAATGCTTTGAAGATAATAGGGAAAAATGGACAGAGTGAAAATTAAACACATATCACCAGAATGTAGAACACATGACCATGTAGAATGCCCAAAAGTTAGATTAAGTCTAAAATGTGAGTGTTTATGTCACAAAATTGTCGGTGAATGAAAAACTTTAATAGTGAAGAATATAACTGTTATATAATGGATAAGAAGGACGATATTTTCAAAATTAAACCATTAGCTGGAAAGAATATAGTTGTAGAAGATAAAAGGAAAACTGTATCACCTTTCAACTCTGCAAAACATTTCAAAGAAGCAAATATACCTGCTTTATGTAATCAATGTATTTACAGATCTGTTGAAGATGGTGGAAATGGAAAATGCCCAAAATATGAAGCAGATGCAGTTTGTGCGATAAGGGAAGATTTCTTAAAATTCATAAATGAGCTAGATACAAGGAACCCAGAAGATTTAAAGGCTATGATAGATATGATAGCAAAAATATCATTCGAGAATGTATTAATGGCTCTCACACAAGCCAAAATGGATGGAAATATACCAGATAGAAATACAAAATCTGAAATAAAAACATTATTAGATATAGTGAAATCAATCAACGATCTTAACAGTAAAATAGTAGTTACTGAAAAACAAGAATATACGAAAGAGGGAGATATTGCTAACATTTTCAGGCAAATAAAAGCCCAAAAAAGCGGTGGTGGTTAAATGTTTCCAGCAATAGCTGACTTGAATGTATTCTGGTCTATAATATCAATGTGTTTCTTCATAGGTGGATTAACAATTGGTTGGGTTTCAAAAGATTGGAAGAAATCAATGAAAAGAAGAGGTGACGGAAGATGGGATTAGGAGACGTTATTAAAGGTATTTGGAGTGACCCAGATTGGGAATTACCTGACGAAAATACATTAACCAAAGAAATAGAAGAATTAGATAAGAAAATAAAAACAATGCCTAAAAAATCTAATGAAAAGACAAGATTAGTGTACACAATGGCTAACAAAATGCAAATTTTACGTCTAGTTCTCCATAAGAAAAAACTACAAAAATATAGACCTGACGCTCAAGGGAAATGGGTTTGGGTACCAGAAGAAGAATATGAAGGTAGGAAGTACAAGTAATGCCAAGACCTACAAAGGAACAGATGGCGGAGAGACAACAATTCATACAAGTTGTTGCAGATTGTGCAGATAATCCAAGTAAATTTAGTGAGGTTTTCTTAGATCATAAACTTTTTGATTATAATAAAAAATATGTGGATTGTCAAGATAGATTCATAGTGTATCGTAGTGGAAGACAGGTTGGTAAAACTATGTCAACAGCTGTAAAATGCATACATTTTGCGTTTTTTGCACCACTAATGTTAGATACTGTGAAAGATGAATGTACAATTGTAATAGCAGCACCAACACAAAATCAGGCAACAATCATGTTTGATAGAATTAGAAGTTTAATCATAAACAATGAATTACTTAAAGGAATGATTGTACGTAACACCCAATCAGAGATGTGGGTTAATTTCCTAGATGGTAGAGGCGTGTCAAAAATAATTACAAGAGCAACAGGTGAGACAGGTGTGTCATTGAGAGGTTATTCGCCACATTGTATTATTGCTGACGAATGTTCTTTCATTAAATCAAGTATTCTAAAAGCATTCTTACCTTCTGGTATGGCAACTCATGCTAGAGTGTGGTTAACATCAACACCATTCAGTAAATCTGGTTATTTCTTTGAAGCTTGTATGAACTCTAAACCAAAAAACCCTGATGGTATGTGGAGAGAGTTTCACGTAAAATCCACAGATTCACCATTAATCCAACAAGATCCTACATTCATCGAAGAAATTAAAAAATTAACTAGAGATGAGTATGTTCAAGAAGTTGAAGGTGAGTTCCTAGATATAGGTAACGCATTGATACCAAATTCATTAATTCAAGAGGCTATAACTGACTTTAAACCAAAAGGTCAAGTGAGATATTATATGGGTGTTGATATCGCAAGAACAGGTAGAGATGAGACAGTATTCACTGTTATAGGTGTGGATGAAAATGATACAGTTTTCGTTGAAGATGTTGAAGCCGAAGCCCAATCAAATGTTGTAGATGTTTGTGGTAGGGTGGGTGAATTTGTAAGAAACTATAGATTAGAAAGAGTTTTTGTGGATGAAACAGGTCTTGGTGGTGGCTTGATAGATTTGGCTAGAGAACAAGATTTACCATGTCAGGGTGTAATTTTTTCACTACAACAGAAAGCAGAGATGTATAAAAATCTCAGATTATTATTTGAAAACCACAATATAAAACTAAAGGATATAAATAAACTAGTTTATCAACTATCGTATTTGAGAAGAGAGTACACGGAGACTGGAATAATGAAAATTCGTTCTGATGAACATGATGATTACCCAGATAGCCTTGTTTTAGCCTGTAAAGCCGTAAATGCTGGTGGTGGTTGGCACGTTATGGATATGACAGATGGTCTCAAAAAGGCATTATTCGGTTAACTTTATATATTAAATATAGGAATAATAGTCATGGGTAAAAAACTCGATGAAGAGATTCAACATTTAAAAGAAACTACTACTCCTATACAGACTCCTAGATTACGAGGTATAAAATATAGTGATGAAAATAGCGTTGAAAACTCAAAATTGAGAAGAGGCGCAACTTTTAAAAAAGAACAAGACAAATTAGAGAGAATTAGAATGAGAAATGCCGATTTATTTGATGATCCAAAGTCAGAAAGTGAGGAAGAACCATTACATGAATTAACAGATGGAGAACTTAAAGAAGTAGAGAAATTAAAAGCGTGGGAAGTGTGGCTAGAGAAGGCAATGGGTAAAGACTCAGATCATATACGAGCCCCAATGTTTAGAGAAGAGGGAAAAGCCCCACATGAAATGTCAACAAAGCCTACTGGAACTACTGTTAGAGGTCGTTTTGGTAACAAACTTACAGAAACACCTAAAAAAGAATCAGTGAGAGGTGCAAAAACTACACAGACAGGTAGGAGTGTCAGTCAACATTTAAAGCCTGAATCAGTAAAACATCTACCAAAAGACATAGAATTACAATATTTAAAAGACCCTGAACATGAACATGAAGGTGCTGGAAGTACACGAAAAATACCTAAAACACAGAAAGAATTAGATGAGGACTTTTTCCAACAAGAAGCAGATGAATATAAAAAAGGTAGGAAGAAATCATGGGAATCATGGTTAGAAAAGGCTAAAGAGGTTAAATTAACAAAAGAAGGTAAAAAAATACTAGAAGAAGCCAAAAGATATGCTTCATTAAATATGTATAAATCTTGGTTAGAAAAAAGAAAAATACCTAAAAAAGATAGACCAGAATCACCAAACAAAGAAAATAATTACCAAACTCAGTTAGATAAACCTATACAATGGAGGGCTTTAAAGGAGAAATCATGGGAATCATGGTTAGAGAAAAGAGATAAACCTAAAATTAAACCTGCTAACTGGGAACCTAATAATGAAGATGAGAAACCTGAAAATTGGACACAAATGAAACCAGAAGATTTTTCAGATGTTGCAACTGCTGAAGCTGGTAATGATGCACATAAAATACCTAAAAGACCAGTACAATATACACCAGATGGAGGTAAAACAACAAAATACAGAACTAGTAAACGTGGAACTGTTAATACAAAACAAGAAAAACAACCATATACTGCTGATGCTGTAAAACTTGGAAGAGAGAATGATATTAATTACAATCATAGAGGAGATGAATTAGGTCGAATAGAACATTATCAAAGAAAATTAAGACATGGAGAACCAATTAAAGCACCATCATTAGGTGTTAGAGGAGGAGGTAAAGGAAAAACAAGACAAGTGAAAGGACATGAAGGTAGGCATAGAGCTGAGGCTGCTGCGAGAGAAGGCTTAAAAACTATACCTGTGGGCATTGGAAGTAGTGCGTTACGAGCAGGAGGTGAAAAGAAATTAACACCAAGGCAAGTGAAAAATTTACGTGGAGAAAGATCAGCACTTGGAACATCTGAAAGGGCTATAAGAGAGAATGTAAAAGAGGGTATAGAAGCATTAAAATCATGGGAAATATGGCTTGAAAAGAAGAAGGATCAAGGACAAGGTGATGCTAGATATGGAAATCCACATGAAACAGGTATGGAAGACCCTAGAATACTACAAACATCAAGAGATGATTTTTCATTAGAAGATACTAAAGAAGAAGGCAATAAACCTTATATAGAAAGAAAACCTGAAAGTGATAAGGATGAACAATCTTAATAAGATAACACATACGAAAGTTGGAGACAACATTCATTATTATATAAACGGTGATGAGGGTCGTGGTATTGTTGTTAAGATGAATAACGCATATGTTTCAGTTTTGAAAGAAAGTGGTGGCATTGATGAAATCCATATAAATGACACATTCTTCGTAAAAGATATTGTAACCAATAAGACTTGGAATGATATGACTATGGAAGAAAAAACTATAGAATTAGAAAAAGCACATGCATTTAGTCCAAGATTCTTATCAAAGACTTGGGAAGAATTACCAAAGGAACTTAAAGATGTTCTACAAAAAACAAACATTGAGGATTCAACTCATGGTCAAATAGGTGGTAATAGAGCAGGCGTATCAACAGATACAGATGTAGAAACACCAGAAGACTATAAAGGTGAATCAACAGAAGATAAGAAAGAAGAGTTTAAACACGAAAAAGAAAAACCAACTGTAGATAAAAACAACGGAATGGAAGAATCACATAAAGAAGATGAGGATGGTATGCATGAAGATTGGAGAAAAACAGGTGGAAATGATGATAAACAAAAAAATTATATTAACAAAGATTATGTAGCACCAACAAATAGAAGAGTTTCAGCAAGAGCTAGCACAACTGGTTGGCAAAAAATGATTGATGCAAATGCACCAAAAAAGAAACAACCAAAAGCCGTTGCAGATGAAAATACAAAATACTTTGATGATAAAGGTAATCCAACTACTAAAGAACAACATGAAGCATATGCAACAAAAGGAGAATTCAAAGCAGATGATTTATGGAAATCATGGTTAGCACAAAAAGAAGGTGACGGTGCTGGTAACAGTGGTGTTACATCTTTAGATACAACTGGTACTTACAATGCAAGATATTCTGATAGTAAAGGACGTTATAGAGACCAAGAAAAAGATAAGGACGAAAACGATAAAGAAGAGAAGAAGGAATGACCGTAGGGCAACCAGATATTAACCTAAATACTTGGGGAATAACTTATGAAGTAATTGAAAAAGATTTAGAATCACTAGCTGCAGGTGCAAGACCATCTCCTAAAAAAACTAAACCAAAGAAAGAAAAGAAAGTTTTACCTAAAAAAGAAAGAGCAAGAAAAATAGAAAAAGACCCTGAGGAAGAAGCAGGTGATAAAGAACGTAGAGAGCATAAAGAGGCTGTTAGACAGGTTAAGGAAGGAGACCCTGCAAAACGTAAAGAAATTCATGATAAATATCGTATGGAAGACTTAAAAGAAAGAACTGATGAAAAGAGAAGAGGTAAAGAAACTAAAGATACTAAGTATTACTCTTATGATGAAAATGCACCAGATTATACATCAGAACATGGAGCTGCATTCATGGCAACACAAGGAGGTCACGCTGTTACTCAAGAAGCAATTGAAAGAAAGAGAGAGAAAGAACAAAAATTAAGAAGAGATTCAAAATATGCAGGTAGAAAAACAAACCCAGATAAAACTCAAGAATATAAAGAAGAAAAACAGTATAAACAAAGAGATGAACCAGTACTTGACCCAAAGAATCCAAAAGCAGCACAGGGTGTTAGAGAGACACAACATCTTGGTAATAGAAAAGTAAAGATTCCAAGACATGCTGACGCTGGAGATAAAGCTGGTCATATCGGTTCACCAGATGTAGTTCCATCAAAGACAATTTCAGCAGATGAGGTGAAGAGAAGAGCACAGGCAAGCTTTCCAAATCCACAGGCAAAAGATCGACCAAAAGATAGAGTTGATACCCCAGCAAAAGATACAAGAGAATATGTTAATCAAGCAGTACAAAAAACATTAAATGGTCTAAGTTCACTTAGAATAGGTTTAGCAAAAGCTGAGGAAGAAGAAGCCTATAAAAAATTCCAAGCTCATATGAAAGACCCAAGTTTGGGAGCAAGACATGTATCAGCATTTGGTAGAGGAAAAGATCCTCAATCTGCTAAAGATAGATCAGAGAGTGCACCAACAAAGGTAACACCATCAGGTAGAAAATCTGGTCTAAATAAACCAGCATATGTACCTGAAAGATATAATAAAAAACCACAAGGTGAGGGTGCAACAGGTGATATTCAAGCAGCAAGTCAAGCAAAAGATATTTCAGCAGAAGTTAGAGCTAACGTTAAACGAATTAAAGAAGAAAGATCAGGGAGAAAAGTTTCTGACCAAGGAACTAGAGCAAGAAGATCTTACAGTCAAGGAAAAGATGAAGTCCCAGATAAAGTAGTAAAACCAAAACTACATGGTCAAGAAGGAAGACAATATCTTCAAGCTGAAGGAGCCAAAGAAGAATGGGAAAAATCACAAGGTCGTGGTCAAAAATATGCAAAACCACCACCAAGAGAATCAAAGAGTGGTCACAGTGAAGAATATCAAACTAAACGTACAATGTATTTAGCTGGAATGAGTCGTCAGAAAAGAACTGCTTTTAATAAACTATCAGCAGAAGAACAGAGAAAAAGAGTAATGATGACTAGAGGTCAAAAGAAAAAATCACTTTTAGAAATAAAAGCTGACTTGGATAGATTAAACCTTTAAATAATACCTTTATAAACTATTAATATGCGAAAAGACGACACACATTACTGTATTGAGTGTAATGCTGTACTACCTTGGAGGTATAAAGGTAGGCAAAGAATTTACTGCTCAACGATGTGTCGTAAGCTTTATTGTTCAAAAAATAAAGAAAAAGAATAATTATTTCTTTGTTGGATATGTTGAGTTTGGTGTATCGTTTTTATGGTTAGCCTCAGAATAAGCGTCTAATAGTTTGTGGAAAAGAACAGCATCACTTTCATAAAGATCGCCTGTTTTTGTTTTCTTAACAAATCGTGCAAACTTTCTAAATAGTTCCTTATCTTCCCATCTTACACAGATAGTCGTATGAGAATTTCCGATCTTTCGTCTTGCCATACATATCATGCCTATATTTAATATATAAGGTTTTCTCTAATAACATCCTATGACTTTGAGACCATGCTGAAATAGGCAATAATCATCTATCCAAGGTGGTTGAGGTTTCTGATAACCATCAGTGCCATATAAGTAACCCAACATGAATTTATCTGCCAATGTTACCTCGAAAACTTCATTACTAAATGGTTTTAAACTAGGTGTCATTGTAGAACGATAGTGACCATTTTGGGATTGGCTTTCATAATGCCCAAGACCTAGACCATGACCAAATTCATGTAACACTATATTATATACAGTTTGTAATGGTAGTTGTTGTCTTTCAAGATTAATTTGAAATTTAGTTAAACCTGTGACAGGGTCTTTCTCCGCATCATCAAAATTTAACACTATATTAGTATGTTCTATTGCGTGTAGATAAACAACTATGAATGTGAATTTATGAGAACTCTTTGCAAAATCAATACCTGTCAAACCCAAAGCTTTACTTTCTTTATCTTCATTAAATGCTTCATATGTTAAGAATATATTACAGTGTCTATAATCGTCAGGTGTTTTATTCCAATGTTCATGATATGGAACTGTGCTGTGAATATACATACTCCAGTCACCATTAGGTAGAAATTCTTGCATTTCAACTTGCCAATCTAATACTGCCCTCCATGATTCAAATTCAACATCCTTCCAATATTCCCAATCAATGTTTGTTGGGTTTGGTTCAAATAAACAAACTTGGGGTCTAACATCATGTCTTACACCAAGATACTCATACCTATCACTACCTTCATCTGGGTATTGACCATAGGCTGTAACTAAACCAAAGAAACACACCAACGACATTATAGTTACCATTATTATTATTTTTTCAACCTTATGCATAACACTTATAAATTCGAGTCTCTTATAAGTTTTGATGGGAACAAAAATCAAGGCAAAATTCATTGGAGGATGTAAATCTTGTGGTGAAGAATGGAATGTAGGCGATGATATCTATTATCAAAAAGACCCTAAAGCCATATGCGCTAGTAAAGAATGTTTTGAAGATCAAGGTGGTAAATTTACTCCATTTAAATCACAGAGTACATTATCCTCATATAAACAACCAATCATCACAAAATTACCTGATGTTGAAGTCAGTGATGAAGTTAAAAAAATCACAGAATATTGGGATCAGTTTTTCCTTGTGGCACATCATAAGACAAAAGCAGTTTACCCTGATGAAGATGTGAACGGTGATAGGTTCGGACAAATAAGATCAAAGATGATGGATCAACTAATGGCTCTAATTAGAATGGTAAAAGAATAAGGTTATATAATAGACAGTTCTATACTAAACAATGAAAATGTCAGAAGTTCTAGACATAGATGGCTCTTTCGAGAGATCTACACCTTTAAAAGCTGGTGATCATATTTCGATCCAAACTTGTAAAGAAAAATATGTAGATGAAGTACAAGCCAAATGTATAGAGATTCAAACAACCGAAGGGTTAAGACACAGTTTTGGTAAAACAATAATTGGACAATTAAATTCTGATTATTACCAAAATGCAATTAAAGCTGGTCAAGAGAAGGACGCAAGCGATGGTGTTGAATTCTGGGTTGTAGAAAAAGAAGCCGAAGGCACAGGTAGAATGATGCTTGCATTACAGCCTTGGGCACCTAAAGCACAAGGTTAAAATACTTCTCTCTCCTTTTTATTTTATGGCTGAAAAAATTTGTAATAAATGTGGTGTTAAAGGTCTATGGTGGAATAAAAAACATTTTGAAAAGACAGGTAAATGGCAATTAATAGACCATAAAGATAAGAAGGGTGAATGGTGTGTTAGGAACAGCGCACCTAAATTAATAGTTGATTCATTTAAAGAAAAACCTAGACTTTGTGAATACTGCATAGAATCAAACTTTGGTTTATGTAGAACTGAAAAAGATTATAAATCACATGTAAGGGCATACCACCCAAAAAAAGAAATACTAACAAATTTAGATTACATGTTTCAACATGGCAGGTTACAAGGTGTCAATCTTGAAAATTGGAAATCAGATTCTCATTATAAAAAATACAAATCCTTAATTCAATAGTTTTATATAGAAGTATATCTAACATCTACCATGGTAAAACTTGGTGGTAGAAGTAAATCTTCAAAATCAATTATCGGTGGTGGAGATGTTCATGATGGAGCAAGTACAGCAGTTTGTAGTCAAGCACCATATAGAGCAGAACAAGACGATTATATTAAACCAAATGCAGTTCAGAAGACGTTATTCGGTGCATGGGAATCGGTTAAAGATAATTTAAAAAATAAGAAACCTGACCTATGGGTTGTTAATGGTGAACCAATTGATGGTGCAAATAGAAAACAAATAGGAGCACAATCATGGACAACTAGTCTTGAAGATCAAATGAATGATTTTATAAAATTATCAAAATACATACCACATAAAGATATTCTATTCACACGAGGATCATTATATCATGTTGGTTTAGACGCTACAAACTTTGAAGAAGTCTTAGCAGATAGAATGGGAGCATTGAGGTATAAGATGTATGGTGGAGGCGGAGCAACAGATTACTTTGCAAATATTGAAGCAAATAATAAAGTTTTTAATTTTTCACATCATATAGGATTTAGTAAAGGTTTACAAACAAGAGCAGCAGCATTATCAAGAGAGATGGCAAACATGCATTATGAATATGATAAACTTGGTAAAGTAGATGTTATTGTTAGAAGTCATGTTCATTATTTCTGTCATGTAGAGTTTGTACACTCACATGGAATTATATTACCTGCATGGAAATACCCTGATGGACATCTTTTCCGTGGTGGAGTAGCAGGTACAACACCTGATATTGGTATGGTAGAAATGATAGTTGAACCAAATGGTGAAATCATAGTTAATAAAATTGTAGCCGAGGTTGATTTGAAAGCTAAGGTGAAACATATATGAAGACAAAATACACCATAACTTTAGAGGATAACCCTGATTATTTAGTACATAAAACATTCAAACAGAGAATTTTAGAAGCTATCCCAAAGGGTAGAACTACAACGGCATCTCTAGTATCTGACTCATTAGGGTTGGGAAAAAGAAAGGCTTTAGCATACCTCTCATTTTTTGAAGATCAGGGACTATTTAAGTCAGAGATGAAAACCATAAAACATAAATCTGGTGCTTATTCGAGGACTAGAGTTTTCAAAAGATTATAAAAGGATTTATAATCAGAAATAATTAAATACTAACTACTTGTAGGTCTCTCTATGTTCATTAATATTTGTTGGAAAAAAGATGATGAAGTCAAAAAAACACTAGTTCATATATCAAAACTACATCCTATGGTCAAAGAAATTGAATCTCATGGCGTAAAAACTTGGTTACAAACCGAATAATACCCTCCCCTTTTTTATTAATTAACTTAAGTAACTTAATGTTATGAACCATCTTAATAAAATGTTAACTAACATGGTTCCTTTACTTTACTAACTTAACTTAACTAACTTTTTTTAGTTTGTTAGTCTTTTTTTTGTTAATTAACTCTTAATCTTAAATCGGTGGGTTTTTATACACGTTCTGTATATCACTATCATATGCAATTCAATAAAACAACAACAATCTCAATTGGTAGAAATACTAAACCTATTTTTGAATCACTTGAGAAAATAAGACCTGCTCATATGTCTTATAGTTTAATGTTAGCATTAGCAGTAGAAGAGTATGTTCAAAACCACGATGGACAAAATTCTAAAATTACAGAGTTTGATTCATTAGCAATATCTACAAAGTTTCCATTAGTTATGGCTTCTGTAGATAAATGGAACATATGTGTTGAAAGCCTCTCTAATGATGAGATACTTAAACTTCAAGATAGAGTTGCACAAATAACAAATCTGGTTAGAAAAGAGGTATCGAAAAGAGTATGACTTCTACAGATTCCCATAAAATAGGCACAATATGTGATGGATTATACTCAAAGGGGTATGTAGATGTAATTGATGGCTTGAGACCAGATTCAACCTTTTCTTTCAATCCTAGTGTTGATGAATTTATTGAGATTTATTTAGAAGACCCAACTAAATTCTTAGAATTGTTGAGAGTGTCAATTTATAATATACTTGCAGAGAAGAGAGGAAATGTAGATTTAATCAAAAGTGCTTTCAGTGATTTGAAAATAAAATTAACATGTGATGATATAACACCAATGCATAAGATAACATCAAAACATGAGAATGCTACAATTACATTTGATTGCCAAATTATAGCTACTGATGCACCAAAAACCTTTACAAAATCAGCAGTTTTCATGTGTCCAAGTTGTAGTAGAGATTACCCTGTAAAATGTAATCTTGATAGGAAGATAGTTGTTCCTTATTGTGCAAATACAGCATGTAAACATATTAAAACAGAGGTAGAACCAACATCTATTGTGACTGATGATATTCAAACACTATTACTTCAACAATTTATGGAAGATGCTGAGAAGAGTTCACCTGTATTATTGACTGGAAAACTAACTGGAAAGAATGTCAGAACCTCATTTGTTGGTCAAAGAAAAAGATTGACAGGTCTTTTCAGAAGTACTGTGGACTTGAAGAATAACGAGAATGATATATTCATTGATATTTTATCTGTTGATGATTTAGAAGATCAGAAAGTATCATTACCTTCTGATGAAGAAATATTAGAATATAAAGAAAAAGTAAAGAATGGTGATTTTGTTAAAACATTGATACAATCATTTGCACCTAAGATATATGGATATGGTGATATAAAATTAGCAATAATGTTGGAGCTTGCAGGTGGTGTTAGAACAAATAAACGTGGAGATATAAATACATTATTAGTAGGTGATCCTAGTATGGCAAAATCAGAGTTATTAAAATTCGCAAAGAATATTACAACAAAATCAATCTACACAAGTGGTAAAGGTACAAGTTCAGCTGGATTAACTATTGGTATGGTTAAAATGTCTGATGGTAGAATGATTGCCCAAGCAGGTGTTTTACCTATCTGTGATAATGGTTTTGCGTTCATAGATGAGTTTGATAAAATGACAACAGAAGATAGAAGTTCAATGCATGAAGCTATGGAGCAACAAACTGTAAGTATAGCAAAAGCTGGAATAGTTATGTCGTTACCTACTAGAACCAGTATTCTTGCTGCAGCTAATCCAAAGTATGGTGCCTATGATATTGAGATAACATTACGTGATAATATTAACATACCAGCACCGTTATTATCAAGATTTGATATGATTTGGTTAATAAGAGATAAAGTTCAACAAACAGAGGATATGGCAAAAGCAACACATATTTTAAACTCATTTACAGAAGATACTAATGAAATTCAATACAGTGAACAACAATTGAAATCATATTTTAATTATATACGAGAGTTACAACCAGTTTTGGTGGAAGAAGCAAAGGCAAAATTATTGAGTATTTATGAGGGCATGAGAACTGCAAGTGCCAAATCACAAATGCCAGTTGGTACAAGACAGTTAGAAGCATTGGTTAGATTATCAATGGCTCATGCTAAATTACATCTTAAGGAAAAAATAGATGTTAGTGATGTTGAAGCTGTTGAAACACTTATTAAAAAAATGTATGAAGGATTTGGTCTCTCATTAGACACAAACATTCAACAACAAATATACTTTGATGATAAGAATACAAAACAACATGATGCAATAACTATATGGGACTCATGTAAAGATGATAAAGGTAATGTGAAATTAAAAAACTTCTCTGAGGAATTACAAAAAGCAGGTATGGATGAAGAAGAAACCAAACGTTTAATAGATAGATGGGAGAAGAATAATGTAATAAAGTTGAACAAGGATGGAACTTATGAAAGAATCTAAAGATATTGAAGATGAACCTATATTAACTGGGAAAGTTAATGAGGAGGAATCTATTGAGGTTGAAACAAACCCTGAATTAGATTTATCTGTCTCACAATTAGACGGTGTAGGTGCTGTCACACAGAAGAAATTAGATACATTTGGTGTTTCTAATTTAATTGATATTTGTGTACGAGGTTCAAAAGAGATTTCAGAAATAACAGGTGTAGCCAAAACAACTACTGATTCATGGGTATTCAAAGCACAAAAGCTTTTAGAAGAAAATGATCTTATAAGAAAGTCTGACATGGATGTAAGTGAGCTTTTAGATTATCATGAGAACCTACCAGTGTTAGGAACAAAATGTGAAGATGTTGATAATCTTATGGGTGGAGGTGTACGGTCAGAAGCTACATATGAGATATATGGAGAGTTCGGTTCAGGCAAAACACAGTTTTGTAATACTTTAACTTGTGAAGCGATTAAAGATGGTGGTAATGTTGTATGGATTGACTGTGAAGATACATTCAAACCAAGACGTATTATTGAAATGTTGATTGCAAGAGAAGAGATTACACCAGAAGAAGCTAAAGAGAAATTAAATAATATAACTTATCTTTATTGTCCAAATACAGAACAGTTACTTGGTACTGTTAATGGGTTATCTTCAACATTATTAGAAAAGAAACCAAAACTAGTTATACTTGATGGGGCAATAGGTCAATTCAGAGAAGAGTATCTTGGTAGAGGAACATTAGCTGAGAGACAAATGCAGATAGCACGATTAATGACTCATATTAAGAATATATCATTTTATTTTAGATGCCCTGTTATATTTACAAATCAGGTTCAATCAGACCCTGCTATGATGTTTGGTGATCCAATTAAACCAATTGGTGGTAACGTTGTTGCTCACGCTTCAACATATAGAATATATTTCAAAAAATCAGGTAAGAAAAGACTTGCAAGGATGGTAGATAGCCCTGAACACGCACAAGCTGATGCAGAGTATGTACTGACTGATAAAGGTCTTGTTGACACTGAATGAGTAAAAAAGATATCGTAGATAAATTAAAACGTGAGGTTGCAGCTATGCCACAGTTTGATCTGAAATGTGCAGTATGTCAGAAAAAATTTGGTAAATATTTTGTGTTCCATCATAAAAAATACATAACAGGTGATAAGATTTATTCTGATTTTAAACATACATACGCATATAATGAATATGTTTTACCTATCATAAAAAAAGACCCAAATAGATTTGCCCTACTTTGTAAAAAACATCATAAAGTTGTTGAGATGTTGAAAATGTTTAGAGCTGACAATTACGAAAGGCTTATTAAAGTGACAAATGAAAGTAGAGTTGATGGGGGATTCAAATCTAAGGCAACCAATAGACGAAAGGTTCGTAGGAGAAGGTGAACGTGCTTGTTTAACTATTCTCAAATCAATGTTTGGTAAAGTATGTGAATATAAAATACAATACCCTCTCAGTAAGTTAATGTCAGATGATTTTAAAGATACCTTATCAGAAAGACAAAGGAAAGAGACATTAGATATAGTTATTTTTAGACCTGAACAGAAAACAATAGTTGTAAGAGTTCAAGATAAACACCATAAAGGATTAAGAATATCATCTATAGATCTAATACAAAAACAGATGCTAGAATGGAATAATTGTGTTGTAGTTGATTTATGGTGGGAAGAATGTCCTAATTTATGGGAGGATGAAGTTAATGAGAAATCAATAGAAGAAGTATCTACATATTTAAGGAAGGCTGATTTAATATGACTCAATTATTTGTGTATGGAACTCTTAAAAATAAGCAAACAAGGATTGCTGTTTTAGGGAGAGATATACCAGTAGAGGAGGACTCTCTATCTGACTACAATGTAATACCACATAGTGTATTTTTAATATATCCTACAATTGAAAAATCAGTAGGAAAAGGTGTGGATGGTTGTGTTTTTGAAGTCGAAGAAAATGAGATGAAGAAGTTAGATGGATATGAATCAGGTCTTTATAAAAAAATAGAAGTTATGTTAGATAGTGGAACCGTCGCATTAACATACATAGAGAATAAAGATTTAAGTGATTGATTCTTCTGCCCACTGCATGCAGAATATTAACCGTTCTTCCATATCCTCATCCATATTATCCGACTCCTCTGCAACATCTAAACAATAATGAATTGTTTCATGGTTTATAGTTTTATATATATCTTCAATTGCTTCATGATTCGGTAAGAATATTAAACATCTACCTGATTCACCATAATATATACCTCGATTTTCATCATCATATCCATTAATTCTAAGGTCTATTTTTAAGCCCATGAGGTTATACCGAAAAGATTAATAATAAAGTTTTTTATTTCCTTTATATGTCGAACGTTTTAACGAGGTTCCTAGACTGGTATAATAGGCACCTAACTGAGTCATTAGCCATAAGTGCTGTTATTTTATACCTTCAAATACCACATACTATAAGTGCTGCCGAGTGCTTTTTTGATGGTAATTTAGGATTATTCGGAATACACCCAGTCGTGGACTTCTTTCTGTATGGAATAGATTTATTAGAAGCAATTCCGTTAATAGGTATAACATTGACACTGATAGCAGTAGCGAGGAAAAAAATTGGCGTGTAAAGAAAAATGCGACAAGTGTGGTTGGGAGATGAAAGAAATGACAGCATGTCATTTAATTTGTCCAAATTGCGGTTCACATATGGATTGTTCTGATAAAGGGAGTACATGGTAATGCAATCAAAAAAAGATTCATTACTTGAAACATTAGTAAGTGTTGGTTCAGGTGCTTCTATAGCATTTCTTATGAATTTATTTGTTCTTCCTATTTTTATTGATGATATAGCAAACCAAGTCTTATCAACAGCTTTACTCATAAGTGTATTCTACACAACAGTTTCTATAATAAGATCATTTATTTTTAGAAGGATATTCACAAAGTTTACAGAAAAGTATAAAAGACAAAGACATGGTAGAATTATATGGAAATAAATTTCGAGACAAAGAACCTTGATGTTTCCTTATATCAAAGAATGATACTTCATTATATATATGAACATTATCATTATAAAGACTATGCAAGATATCAATTACAAGATAATTGGAAAATAAATATAGTTAGTACGAAGGATTTCGATAGGTCTTTTTATTCAGGTGTTCCTAACGATCAATTGGATTATTCAATACCACATGGTGTCACAGGTCGTGGTCATGTTATTTGTTATGTTACTGATAATAATAATCCTTTAATCATGCTACAAAATATGTCAGTTATCTGTCATGAGTTAGCACATATGATACTTATGGTCTATTACCCAGATAAACTAACCACACAGAAATATGATGATTTTTATGGTAAAGCAGGCGACCAAAGAAAGTTCTTCTCATCTGAGGTACATGATAGAGTTGTAGATGGTAAAGTAAAGCAATTTAAATGTCCGAAAGGTTGGAGAAGATTCATAAATTTTGTCGGAGTTGACATTTCTGACTTGACAAATTCTCGAAAAAAAATTAAATTAAACGACTAATCTTTTAACAAGATAAACTCTTGGTTTGTTTCTAACTAACCCATTACAACATCCACATCTCTGTCTATGTAATTTATTCTGTTCTTTTTGAATGTTATGTTTTGGGATATATTTTGCACATTTCTGACAATAGAAATTTTCTTCCATTCTCTTTGAAATGAATCCACTACAAACACCATTACACATATTTTTTATATGTGGTACTCACATTTAACCCTATTGATTTAATTATCTTCTAAAAGATCATTAATAACATAACCACCTAACATGGCTTCTTCAATTAAATCGTCTAGAATACCAACAACGTTTTCTTCTGTTAATCTTCTACATCTTGTTTCACGTATAGCTTCAACATCTTTTTTTAAACCCTCAGCTTCATCAACGATTTGAATTTTATTTTGTTTTTTCCACTTTCGTAAGATAATTCTTATTGTTGAAAGTGTACAATAATGCTGAATGAATTTTTCTCTTTCACTGAGTGTCATTTTTTCCTAGATCCCACAGCCCATTCAACATGCATTTGTTCATGAGCTTTTAGATATAGATTTAGCCCCTGATCATCTTTGAGATTTATCTCATCATATGAATCTCTATGCATTGGTATGAAATGTTCATTCTGTAGTTCTACTATACGTTTAATGATTTTGTCTCTAATACTTTTCCTATTCATTTAGTTGCACTTAATACTAAGTGCTTAAATTGTCTTATAACCTTTTCGTTTGCGTCTTTGATATTAGAGACCCAAAGAACATTCTTCTTTCCTAATATCTCTTGCATTGCACTACAAGTCAATCTATTACCCACTGCAATACAAATGATTTCAGATGCAACCTTCTTTGTGTTGTTAGCTGACTTCTTACATATGTCCATATATTTATCTCTCTTTACTCGGACATTGTTTTCCATATAGTTAGGAACCCCATCAGTTATGAATATCAAGAGTTTCTTCCTACCTTTCATATCTTTCAATTGCCTTCTTGAATATTCTAGACCTATATGTGTTGGTGTAGCAAAGTATTTCTTATGAACATTGAGATACTTGACATCATTCTCATTGTTAATATCTGTTACACCTACTATTCCACTACCATTACTACCCCAAATATTACCTTTAACTTCTACATTAGGTATTGATTTAGTTGCTCGGAAAAGCGTAGCAAGCAGATTACGTGCTAAAAACATCCTACTCCCTGCCATAGATGTAGAGCCATCAACTGATACTACTATTGAAGCACCTGTATGATTCTTTGTGTTTGTTAAACACTTATTCAAACTCGTTCCTTCGATGAATCTATCCACATATTCTTCTACATCTACACCATCTCCATCAATATCTATGTATGTCTTTGCCTTCGCCTTTACTTTTCTAAACACTTTGTTTAGTTTGTTAGCAAGTCTATTATCAGGGGTTGGGGGACGTGACTCTCTTTCTATCATCTTAACACTAGGTGGTTTAACATTAGGTGTGTCACCACTATCTCCTAGTAGTTTACCTCTAATATCATGAAACTCTTTCTCACCTTTCTTCTTACCTTCCTTTAATGTGTTTTCTATTGCTTTGTTAACAGATTCTTGTTTGTCTTTTATGTACTCCTCGAACTCTTTATTTCTTGCACTGTTAGGTACATTTGCTTCTTTTGCAAGTTCTTGAGACTTCTTGATAGTTTTCTTTAACTCTTGTGGCATTGACATATCACCTTTATCTTTGCTTTTCTCTGGAGCAACTCTCTCTCGTATTGGTTCATTACGTTCAGCTGGTGGTCTTTTAGATCTTTCAGTGTGAAACTCATTAATCTTATCTCTAAGTGAAAGTAAAACACGAATTGCACCAAAACTATCCATACCCTCTACCTTTTCAAGAGCTTCCTTGTATTCTTTGAAATATTTAGCGTCCTTTACGGCTTCCTCATTCTTGAATCGTATGGCTAAAAGGACATTGAGTGGATTATTAATATCCATATCATCCTTTTGAATTGTAGTACCTAGTGCTTTTCTAGTTCTTGTGAACCTTTTCCTATATGCCAAATAGTATCTCATTAGATGAGACTCGATTCTTTGGTCTTCAAGCACATTGAACACGTGGAATGCTAATCTTGGATTAAACCACAGTCCTTTATTTTCACTACCATGTATCAAGTGTTGTGCAAGAGTGAAGGGTGTTTTGTATAGCAAGTGTGCTAATTCGTGTAGTAGTGCTGTGTATTTAGCAATGTGTTTAACAGGTGGCGATGCTATCCACACATTATAAACATCTTCCCAAAGTGATACACCTGTTGCATCAACTGGTGTAATAGTACTGTTGTTAGGGTTCAGTTTACCTAAATACGCACATTTATTATCATTGCCACTCAAAATAAGATTTATCTTACCATTAATTGCTTGTTCAATTATACGTGAAGTTTTCACAAACAATTCTTTCTCAGTTAATATATCTTTATTTCTAGGCATTGTCTTTTCTCCATTTTCTAAATTCTTTCAGTGTCATATCAATACGAATCCTTCCTTTGTATTTCTTATCTGCTTGGTGATTTCTATAATTGAAACATCTAGGCGAACAAGTGATTTTCCTACCATGCTTTCTACTGAATACAACATGGCAAACAACACATGGAATATCTTTAGGTTTCGGAACTTTCCAATAATGTGACTTTCTTCTATATTCATATCTACAAGCTAAATCACAAAAGTGAGTTTGTTTTGCATGATATGATATAGGACATTTACTTCCACAATTCTTACATAGTGGCACATCACGATAAATTATTCGTTTTTTCATATCTTAACCTCCTATATCTTCCATTTCCACCATGATCACATACTGAGCAAAGTTGGTTTTCACGCCAATGTCTATATCTATTTGCATGTTTTGTGGTCTTTTGGCATTTTTTACATCTCATTTCGATTCCTCATATTCCTCATTTATGTTATCAATTACTGCACTAGGGTTGATTTCACTATTCACATCATACCATGCAAAATCGGTTTTCTCTCCACAATCTCTGCAACTGAATACCCTACAAGCCATCAGTTCTCCTTTACCATTATCTCTTGTATATTCATCATTATATGCTTCACCATTAGTCGATCCACATTTAGGACACCTATCACTTTTTTCTGTTAGTTTACATTCAGTCATTTCAATTCCTCCAATTTCTTCTCTATATCTTCAAGTTCGGAATCAAATCTCTTATTATCTTCTTCCTTACCTTCTCTATCAAAGAA